GACAGACAGACAGACAGACAGACAGACAGACAGACAGACAGACAGACAGACAGACGGTTCCGTATGCTTGCTATATGGCAGACCTGTTAGGAATAGACAGGAGAATAAACAAGCAAAACGAACAGTACAAGAGTTTGCAGATGGGGGTTATCCCTAGCGGTTCAGAATATAGGTTACGCAGACTGAATGGAGAACTGACAGATAGTAAAGGCAATTATAGTCAGTTTAATCAAGAGAAATATAAGTTCTTTCTTGACGCACCATTTGAGATAAGCGACTTATGCTGTGACATTATGAAGAAAAAGCCTGCGCACGATTACGAAAAGAAAACAGGCAGAAAGCCTATTATAGCGACTATGGCAAGCGAAAGCGTTATGCGTACGCAGAAATGGTTGCAGGATGGCTGTAATGCTTTTAATGTTAAAAGACCACATAGCAACCCTATGAGCTTTTGGACTGATCAGGATGTGTTACTTTATATCAAAGAGAATGCGAAACGCATGATTGAAGTCAGAATGAGCGATGATAAGATGTTTTACGGAAATAGGATTGTATACAAGAAAACAGGAGCGAGTGTCGAAAATACCGAATTTTATTTTCCAATATGTTCAGTTTATGGCGAAGTAGTCACAGATTATGAAGCTATGGGGCAATGCGAGAATCAGATGTCATTTGCGGATTTTGGAATTTTTGATAAGGAAAGACCATCGCTGAAAACAACAGGATGTCAAAGAACAGGTTGTGTACTGTGCGGATTCGGATGTCACTTAGAGAAAGAAAGCAGATTTTTAAGGCTGAAAGAAACACACCATAAATTTCATAATCTGCTTTACATCTTGAAAAACAATGGCGTGACATACGCAGAAGCTATTGATTGGGTGAACGAACACGGAAATATGAATATTAAGTATTAAGAAAGTGAGGTGGTTTAAATGCTTATGCGATGTTGCGGTTCATCATCGGCAGGCAACAGTTACGCTTTAATCAGCAACAGTGGCGAGATTCTTGCAATCGAAGCCGGATGTAAATTCATGGACTTTAAGAAGATGATTGATTGGCGTATATCTGATGTTGCCGGATGTATTGTGAGCCACGAACACGGAGACCATGCACGCTACATAAAGGATTTTATGAGATCTGGTATTCCGGTTTACACGGCATTTGAAACGCAGACCGCACTTGAAGTCATAACTGGAGAACGTACAATAGCCATTCCACCACGCAGAGTACGGCAAATCGGCAGTTTTACGGTTACACCATTCAATGTACCGCATGACACGGAAATCGAGTGCTACGGCTATTTAATCGAGCATGAGGAAATGGGCAAGCTGTTATTCTTGACCGACTTGGAATATTGCAAGTATGATTTTTCCGGTACGAAAGTTGAGCAGATTATGGTTGAAGCCAACTATAGCATGGACTTGGTAGACCGGAATGAGCCAAATTATGAACACCGTTTGAGAGGTCATATGAGCCTTGATACGGCACTTAAATTTATTCAGACGAACGACAACCCAGCTTTACGAAATGTCGTTTTAATACACTTATCGGACACAAGCGGAGATCCCGCGTTATTCCTACAACGAACGAAAGAAACAATTGAATATGGAGCAAATGTTTATGTTGCAGAGAAAGGGCTAGAGGTTGATATGAACCTTTGTCCGTTCTGAAAGGAGAAAAGATGAAATTATACATTTACAGATTTTGGGGCGATAAATTTTCTTGTAGAGAAGTAGACGTAGAAGAAAAGCCAAAAACGTATATCATTACTGAAGAATCTGAATTTGAATATAAAGGACAGAGAATCCGCAAGGACGAAATTGGTGTGTTAAGCGGTTACAGCCGGGATAGGGTCATTCTGACGGAGAAAAACAAGAAAAAAAGCTGTTGAAATGCTTATTAGCAGGCAGGGCACTATTGTTGAGAGTTGCCGAGTACGTCTTGAATATGAAGAGAAAAAACTTGAGACCATCAAAGCGGAACTTGAAAAAGAATAATTAGGTTGCAACACCTTGGCGAAAGCCTAAAAGAAACTATCTTGTTTGGCGAATAGTTATCACAAACCTTATTGAAAGCCATGTTTTGGCGGTGCGTTTACCGTGCCGCCCTTACAAAAGATTGGAGGTAAAAATTGAAATTATGTGAATACTGTATGGCTGAATTTGAGCCGAAGCGACCAGATCAAAAATACTGTAGACCAAAATGTGCCAAAAGATACGCACAGTTTAAGAATTTTAAAAAGGCTGGAAGAATTGTGTATAAAAGAATATGCCCGAAATGCGGCAGACTGTTTATGACGATAGATGAACGCAAAGTTGATTGCCAAGACTGCATCGGCATTGACATTAAAGAACGATTGAGAAAGCCAAAGAAAAAGGATGATGCAATCAAGGCTGTGAATCATATGGCACGCGCTTCCGGAATGAGTTACGGAAAGTTTGTGGCTCAAATGAGCATGAAGCCATTGGAGAGGAAGTGATTGGGGTGGATTATAAGAAATTTAGACAGGCAAAAGCCATCGAAGCCAAAAATAAACAGAAGTGGCTTGCGTTGAATCCGAAACTGAATGATGAAAGCGGAATATACTTCTTACTTCGTGAGGATGAAAATGGTTTCCGGTATGCGTATATCGGGCAGGCACTGCATATAATCAGCAGATTGTGTAGCCACCTTACAGGCTATGAACAACACATAGACCTTAGTTTACGGAAGCATAAGTTGTACAACGAGAGCGACAATCCTTATGGTTGGCGAGTTGAATTTCTGAATTTCTCAGAGAGCCAGCTTGATAAAAAGGAGAAATATTACATCAAGTTATATGCAGATAAAGGCTATCAATTGCGTAATGTCAGTTTGGGCGGTCAAGGAGAAAATCGCGCAAGTGGTTCAATCGGAGAAAGAAAAGTGGTCAAAGGTTATATGCGGGGCGTACAACAAGGCAAAAAGACTCTTGCTAAGGAATTATCGCATATTGCTGAAAAGCACCTTGAAATCCGATTGAAGCCGGAGAAACAGGGTAACAAAGTTTCTGAAAAACAGTATGAGAAGTTTATGGCTTTGATTTCTGAAAATACATATGAGGAGAGTGATTAAATGGCAGAAGTCAAGTGGATTAAAATCACAACAGATGTTTTTGATGATGAAAAGATTCTGCTGATTGAGAGTATGCCGAGTGCGGATAGCATTATTACGATTTGGTTCAAACTTCTCATTCTTGCCGGAAAACAGAATAACAACGGTGTGTTTATGATGAGCAACAAGTTGCCATTCACGGATGAAATGCTTGCCACCATTTTTCGCAGAGATTTGAACACGGTAAGGCTTGCGCTTAAGACCTTTGAAGAATTTGGAATGATTGAAGTTGTTGACAACGTGATAACGATTCCGAATTGGAACAAGCACCAAACACTTGACGCTTATGAGAAGAAAAAGGAACGTGACAGGCTATATCAGCAGAACCGGAGAAAGAAGCAGAAGAACCTGATTGAGCAAAAATCGCCCGATAAATCGTCTGATGTCGCTGTTTCAGATAAAGAAGAAGAAAAAGAAGAAGATAAAGAGAAAGAAAATATAAAAGAAAATTCGCTGTCGACCGATTCCGGAGATTTGTTTGATTTTGACGATGCATGGAAAAAGACTTTTAGTATATACCCCAAGAAAACAGCGTACAGTACCTCTAAAACAGCTTGGATGGATAAAGTGCTAGAAGTTATCGAAGAGAACCAACCGGACATTGCACGGCTGTTATACAAAGCCACAGAGGCATATTTGAGTGACTATCAAGAAAGGAATCCAGACGATACGGATTTTCGGTACATTCCAAAATATGTTGATTGGTTGAAAAATGATTCCGACTATTGGTTGCAGATCGCAGAGAAACGAGGTGATTGCAATTGACAGAAGCAGAGTTTGGAGTGATCGGGTGCGTACTGATTGACAATGATGTGCTAAATAGCATCTGGCGAACATTGAAACCGGAAATGTTTAGTTCGGATTTTGCGCAGGGCACATACAAGGAAATGCTTGCCATGTATGACCGGAATGAAAGCATAGACCCAATGTCTTTATCAATGGCACTTGAGAACCACAAATACACCCAGGAGCAGATTAGCGAATTGATGAAATCTTGTATTACCGGAACAATCACTTCAACTATGGTTAGAAGCTATGCCGATGCGGTTGCGAAAGAATACAAAGCAAGAACGGTTCGTGAAATGTATCAGAAATCTAGTTTAAAACCATGTGACATTGATGATACAATCAGCGATCTTCTTACAAGACTTGAACATTTGCAAGAGGGAAAAGAAGTAAAGCTAAAACCAATTAAGCAGATTTCGGTTGAGAATAAAGACAAATATTTCAACGAAAGTGTTGGAGAGGGCGGTATAAAAATCGGGTTATCGCAACTTGATGATGCGCTTGGAGACCTTGAACGCGGTGATGTAACAGTAATTGCCGCAAGACCAGCAGTCGGAAAATCCGCGCTTACAACGCAAATTATTGGTAATATGGCAAAAAAAGGACTTAAAGTTGCATATTTCAACTTGGAAATGAGCGATAAACAGGTATATGAACGATTTATTTCAAGACTTGCGGAAATCGGCTTAACGAGAATCAGAAGGGCAAAAGCGTTTCTTGGTGATGAACAGGAAAAATTTAACCAAGCAAATGAAGAAATGAGTGATTATCAATTATGGATTGCATCCGGTACTGTATCTCCGAGAGAGATAAAGTCAGAATGCAGGCACCAAAACTTTGACGTTATCGTTGTTGACTATCTGCAGTTGCTTATGCCGGATAACAGATATTCCGGAAGAAATGAAGAAGTAGCATCAATTTCAAGAGGTTTAAAATCGGTTGCAAGAGACTTAAATACACATGTAATAGCACTTTCGCAGATAACAAGGGCTTCCGAAAGCAGAGACACAAAAGAGCCTACCATGGCAGAGTTGAGGGAATCCGGGGCAATCGAACAGGATGCGTCAAACATAATTATGCTGTGGAATCTGTCAGACAATGACAAGGGAGCCAAGGGTGTAAAAATCGAGAAGAACCGGCAGGGAATGACGATGCGCGAAGCAATGGAGTTTGACGGAGATCACATGAAATTCGTTGAAATCAGCAAGCCATTTGATGATGTTGTTGCGGAAATTAAAAAGAAAGAACGTGGGGACGGATTCAAGCCATACAATGGCGATTGTCCGTTTTAGAGGTAGCGGCTATGGCAAGTGCAAAGATCGAAAAGGGTTCGGAAGAATGGCAAGTGTTTATGGATTATTGGCAATTCATTCAGAAATACTATTCCCCGGACAACTCTGATTCTTGGTGGGATGAAGTTGTAAAAGCCGGAGAATCATTGATAAACAAATACAAAGGCATGGAGATTGAAGAGCGTGCAAGACAGCTTGTATTGAGTCATTTTGCATGGTTGGAAATCACATACAGAAAGGAGAAATCAAAGAAATGAGCAATGCGTTGAGACGGAAGAAAAAGCCGACATTTTACACAAAACAGGAAATGCGGATTATCGGGCGAAATGATTTTGAAAAGAGAAATGCTGATAAGGTTATATCAAAATCGTACAAAGATTTTGTCGTGATCGGGTACATAATTCTGCATGACAAATTCGGATTCGGACAGACAAGAATCATCCGGTTACAGGATTTTTTGAAATCCTACCTAGATGAAGCAGCATCCGGTGGAAATACCGGAAAGGATTTGGCTGTTTATCTTAAAAGCAAATACGAAATCGACATCAAAGAGGAAGTCGGAAAAATTCCACAGAGACAGTTAATGAACATGTATGCAAAGAAAGGTTTCTGCATCGAGCGTGAAGCATACAGGCTTTCCAGCGCATCTTTGTTTAACTATTTCGCACTGACACTTACGATTCTGAAAAAGGAGTTTAAGATAACAGCGAAACAGTTGCAATATTTCACGGACAAATTCATCGACTACATTGATACACTAGCTAATTACAAGCAGTTTCAGTTAACGGTGCCGATGATAGCTGAAACATTGGCTGATGAAATTAAGTTTGTATGCGATTTGGAGGTTTAAGAGAATGGCTGAAAATGAGAAATACGTGGACGGTTTGACCGAAGCAGAATCCGAAGATATGGCAATTATCGTGAACAAAACGATAAAGGAAATTTGTTTATTTTCTGATAAGCACAATTTTGACCGCGACAATATGCTTAAGTATTACGCGGAACTTATCGGTACATTTACTGAAATTGCAACAATACAGGGCTTTGAAGTGGAAAATCCACATACCAATGCTGATCGAATTCGAAGCATGACGAATGAGGAATTGGTAAGTGTGGTTGTGTGTCCGGACAGTGTTACAGGCGGGGACACTGATTGCAATCAATATCATGATTGTAAGGAATGTACTCTTGATTGGTTGCAGAAAGAAAGTGAGGTGTAGATATGCTGAACAGAGAGAAGTATGGAAATGAGATTATAGAACTTGCGGTAAATAAAGGAATATTTGCATTAAAGGATGGAAAACCGATGCTTTGCAGAGACATCAACTGCAAAGACTGTGATTTCTACGTAATAACTGCATGTAAAGGAAACACATATTATTTTCGCGAATGGCTTAATTCGGAGTACGTTGAGCCACCTGTTGATTGGAGCAAGGTTGCGGTCGATACGCCGATTTTAGTAAGAGATCATGAAAATTGCGAATGGACTAGAAGACATTTTGCAAAAATCAAAAACGGAACGGTGTTTGCATGGCGTGGTTTGTCAACGTCTTGGAGCGAGGATGATGAAGAGACTATTCCGTGGAAATATGCCAAGCTGGCAGAAAGTGAGGAATAGACATGGAGAGATTGACAGAGCGGACAGCGGTTGGAATCTTGGTAAAAGAGAATTACGAGAAAGAATCCTTAAAAACCTTGTATTCGTGCTATGGCGAAAATCCTAATCCATATTATTCCAACTGTGAAGAAGGTTATTGCGCAATGGAGAAGTTAGCGGATTACGAGGATGCAGAGGAACAGGGATTGTTTCTGCGGTTGCCAATCAGTGAAGATGCACCAGTGTATTCCATCGAGTATTGTTGCGGAAAAAACAAAAGTAATCGGTCTGGAATGTGTTTTAGAGGATTTTGCGAGAATTGTAGTGATAAGGCGTACTACATACGTGAAAGCGTAGCTAAACAATGCAGCATTTGCGAAATTAATAAATCGGTATTCTTTACTCGTGAGGAAGCAGAAGTCAAGCTGAAAGAAATGGAGGAAAATCAATGATTAAAGGAAAGAAAGTAGTAATGAACGACAAATACTATGTGTCAGAGAAAAATAAAGGCAAGATTTTTGAAGTTACAAGTGAGCCGTATAGTGTATGCGGAACCGTAGTTGTAAAGCTGAAAGGCTTAAGCAGCTGTTATGCGTTGGATGGATTAGATGAGGTGAAGGATGGAAGATAGATTTTTATTCCGTGGAAAGCGGATTGATAATGGGGAATGGGTACAGGGAGTGCCGAGTTACGGTGAAGATGGCAAGATTGAAGAAATTGAGGTATGGGACGGAGAGGACATTACTTTTTATTCGGTATTTCCGGGAACCATCTGCCAGTGCACCGGACTTAAGGACAAGAACGGCAATCTGATTTGGGAGAATGACATTGTAAAAATAAATAATAGCAAGGTGAATACGCTTATAACATTTAGAGATTTTGAAATTATATGTACAATTCCTAACGAAAAATATTATAAACATAGGCTTGAATATGATACGGAATATGAAGTTATTGGTAATATTTTTGACAATCCAGAGTTGTTGGAAAGCGAGGAATAATATGACAGCGAGTGAAGCAATTAAGATATTGAAGAAAGACAGTTGTTATGAATGCGCACAAGGCACAGACAGCCCGCTTAATTGTGAATATGGGGAATGCAGAGTTGCGAAAGCTACTAGAGTAGCAATCAAGGCACTTGAAGAAGTACAACAGTACCGCGCAATCGGCACACTGGAAGAATGTCGGGCGGCTGTGGAACGAAACAATGAAAAAACTCGGATAATTGATGGAATTACAGAGTGCTGCGGTTATGATTTTGGAATAGATGCGTTTCAAAGGGAGCTGTCTAAATTCTGCCCTGTATGCGGCAGGAAAATTGAAAGGAGTGATGAAGAATGATGTTTCAATCGTACATAAATTTCTTTCTACTAATACTTATAGCCGTTAGGTTAGATATTCTAACAGAATTTGGAGTTAATCTTTTTTGCATTCTGTCAGTTGTAGGGATGATTGGACATGAGATTTTTGATTATTTGAAAAGAGGAGATAAAAAACGATGAAGCTGATTGGTGCAGACGCACTAAAAGAATATTGCATGAATGCGAGTAAATCTGATGATGATTTTAGGAGAGTGAGTTTGGCAACATTGGCAAGCGTGATAGATGCACAGCCGACCGCCTACGATGTGGACAAGGTTGTGGGGCAGTTGGAAGCATACAGTAATGCAGATGAAGCAGAAAGACTTGGAACAATGCCAGTAGTGGAGCTTGCAGACGCAATTAAAATCGTGAAAGGCGGTGGAGTGAATGGCTAAGTGGAATGCAAGCGTGGGTTTGCAACTTTCGATTGATTATGATGACATCGAAGCTGATACGCGGGAAGAAGCAGAACAGATTGCAAAAGACAGAGCATTGGAAGATATTGACTGGAACAACTGTGAATGTGATACTGGCAATCCGATTGTGTATAGCTGCTATGAGGAGGAGCCAGAAGATGAGTAGGGTGTTACCGATTTTATTCAATGCCGAGATGGTTCGGGCGATTCTGGAAGGTAGAAAGAGTTGCACCAGAAAAATTGTGAAATCGCAACAGCTCATAGGGATGTTGCCGGATAAATGCAAAAATGGAGCACCTGAAAAATTCTTGAAAGAAAAGAAACTCATGTTCAAACCATATTGCGATATGACAGATATAGAACTGATAAATACTGCATACAAAGCTCCATATCAGCCGGGCGATATTCTGTATGTCCGGGAAACATGGAAAAAGGCACCGAACGGATACTATTACTACGAAGATTGGCAAAGAAATGACATTGCCGATGTTACAAAGTGGAAACCATCCATCCATATGCCAAAAGAGGCGGCGCGAATCTGGCTTCGCGTTACCGACGTACGAGTGGAGCGGTTGCAGGAAATCACGGTGGATGGATGCCACAGAGAGGGTATAAATATTGAAACAAGTGCTGTGACAGATGGAGAAACTTTAAATAGAAAACATGATTTTAGCTTAGAGAAGTTTGAAACCCTATGGGATTCAACCGTAAAGAAATCCGACATTGACCGCTACGGTTGGGATGCGAATCCTTGGGTATGGGTGATCGAATTTGAGCGGTGTGAGAAACCGGAAGGAGTGTGAGGTATGAGTAAAAGCAGAGCCAGTAAAATGAACGGCTATCGTAGCATGGTAAGCCGTCAGAAAAATGATGTTTTTAAGTTTAAGCCTAAAAAGAAAGGGTGATGGTATGGCTAAAGCAGTATTGGTTATGGATATGCCGGAACAAGTGTGCCAGAAATGCACATTGTGCTATGAGACAGAGAATGATGACGAATACCTGTGCTGCGCGACAGGAAAATTTGTACCAAACGGAAAGAAGCCGGATTGGTGTCCGCTCCGAGAATTGCCAGAGCATAAACGCACGATTGGTACAGAGAGCGAAAGCAACCAGACATTGATGAATGCAGGGTACAATGCCTGCTTGGATGAAATTTTAGAAGAAAGAAAGGAATAACGAATCCTCGGTAAACCGAGGTTGCAACTTAAAGGTTTGTGGATTTATTGAAAGTAGGTGATACAGAGTGAACAATGATAAGAAAGAGGAACAATGCAAATGGTATGTTACTCACACGCCCCATGGTTTCCCAATTTATGCCACAGAGTGCGGGAGAATGAGGATTAATTATGCGACAGGAATTGATATTTACTGTAATGCTTGTGGCAGAAAAATCAAGGTTGTTGATGATACGAAAGTGGGTGATTCAAAGTGAAGATTTTAAGCAAGAAGAAATGTGAAGAAATATTAAAAAGAATTACTGCAAATGAAATTATTCAGACTGAATACGGACTGCACGACATGGAAGCAGAAACAAAAGCGACAGAAAATAGAGCAGAAATAGCTTTTATTGTCGGTGGAATTAAGGGAATGGATAAGGTGCAGAATACATTAAGAAAAAGATATAACAACTAACCGAAAATCAAAGAAAGGAATAGGTTGTGCGCACATAAAACCGAGGTTTCCTTTTGGTAGATTTAGAATGATAGTACATTGTTTATTTGAACAGTCAGGAACATTCAAGAATGCTTTCAAGAAGTATGGAATTGAAGCCTACGACTATGATATTCAGAATGAATTTAACGAAACCGACTATGTTACCGACCTTTTTAAAGAGATAGAGGGGGGGTATCAAGACGAACCGAGTTTATTCGATAGGATAAGTCCAGATGATTTGATATTTGCATTTTTCCCTTGCATAAGGTTTGAAAATCAGATAATGCTGTGGTTCAGAGGGCAGTCGACAAATCAGAAAAAATGGTCTTTGGAAGAAAAATGCGAATTTGATATGAATTTGCTTAAAGAAGTTTCACTTATGTATGATTTGGTAAACAAATTGTTTATTATTTGCATGAGAAAAGGATTAAAGCTGGTAATGGAGAACCCTTATTCAGAAGAGCATTTTTTAAGGCGGTATTGGTGTTATTCCCCGGCAGTAATTGATAGAGACAGGAGAGATAGCGGAGATTACTTTAAAAAGCCTACGCAATATTGGTTTTTGAATTGCGAGCCACAGAACAATCTTATTTTTGAGCCAATTAGTTATAACGCTATCGAATGTAAGGACGCTATAAGAACAATGAAAAAAGAGCATTATGCAAAAACAGGGGCAGAAAATGCAAAAACAGCAAGGTCAATGATACATCCACAATACGCAGATAGATTTATCAGACAATATATTCTTGATAAGGAAATATGGAGTCAACAATAGTTTTATAGATTTTATCAATTATTCTTATGTTTTTAATATTGAAAACATATAAATATCAACCAATAAAATAAGGAGAAATGGCTTATGAAATTTACAAAATTCATTAAGCCAGAACTTGAACAAATAAAAGAAAATGCCAATTTCACGGAAGAAGAGGAGAGGATTTTCTCTCTTCTCTGCCGTGGTTTTTCACAAAAGCAAATATCCACAAAAGAAAATCTATCACTAAGAACGATAGAGTATCGCGTTCGTGCGATAAAAGACAAAATTGAAAGGATAATTTGATGAATTGCAGGAAAACGAGTTATTGAAATATGCCGTCGAAAATGGTATTCTCGACATAGCACTTGTGCAAGAACAAGTTGAAATGAACAAAAGAGAAAAGATACTAAAGAAACACCCATATGATATATGGGAAGGGAAAGATGGGTATTGGAGAACCTATATTCCATGCAAGGAGAAAGGGAGAAGGCTACTTAAGAAAAAAGATAGGGTCGATATTGAAAATGAGGTTATCGATTATTTACAGATTCAAGAAGAAAATCCAACCATTGATGAAGTGTTTGAAGAGTGGAACGACAGGCGGTTGGCACTGAACAAGATTGGAAATGCAACGCACCAAAGGAATCGCAACTTTTATCAAAGGCACTTTAAACAAATGGGTAAAAGGCACATAAAATCAATAGCGGAAGATGAATGGGGAGATTTCCTTGAAGAACAGATTCCGAAGTTTAACTTGACGGCAAAGGCGTTTTCCGGACTAAAAGGGATAACCAAAGGGTTTCTGAAACGAGCCAAAAAGCGGAAGTTGATTGATTTTAATGTTGAAGAATTGTTTGAGGAGCTTGATACATCTGATTCCGATTTCAAACGAACGATCAAGGAAGATTACGAAGAGGTTTTTGACGAGAATGAAACTGATATTATGATTAAATATTTGGAATGCAACCTTGATTTATCAAACATAGCAATACTTCTAATGTTCGTGACCGGAATGAGAATCGGAGAGGTTGTGTGCCTAAAACATGATGATTTTGACGGTAATACGGTCAAGGTTCGGCGAACCGAAACAAGGTATCGTGGAGAGGATGATGCAAAATATACGGTTGCGATAAAGGATTTCCCAAAGACGAGAGCTGGGGCAAGAACAATTATCATCCCAAAGGACTACGAGTGGTTGTGTGATAGGATCAGAAAAACGAATCCATTTGAAGAATTTGTGTTCATTAAAGAAAATGGAGAGCGCTTGAATGCGAATTGTGTAAGAATGCGATTACAGAGATTGTGCGATAAGTTAGGAATCTATCGAAAGTCTCCACATAAGATCCGAAAGACATACGGAACCATCCTTCTTGACAACAATATTGACGAGCGGTTGATCCTCGGACAGATGGGGCACGCAAGCCTAGGAACTACAGAGGAACACTACCACAGAAACCGCAGATCTATCGAGAAAAAGTCAGATATTTTGAGTAGTATACCAGACTTCAAAGCACGAACAAGTTAGTCGTTTGATTACTATTTTGAAAAAAGTAATCAAACGTAATCAAAGTAAAAACGCTACAAACCGCATAAACACTGAAAAGTTGATGCTTTGTGCAGGGGTTCGAGTCCCCTTATTGGCTTTCAGAAAACCGCATAAAATCAAGGTTTTCTATAGATTAGGGGAAAGAGAGTAATCAAAAAGTAATCAAAAGGTAATCAAAAAAGGCTCGGAAGCCTTGATTTTACTAAAGAAAGGAGTTTCTTGTACAAGTGCTAAAAGTTAATTGAATATGATTACTATGGAAGTTTGGACGCATTGAGCGTTCTTTTTTTATGCGGTTTTTCTGCTTATTTTTTGCGGAAGAACCGTATTTTTTTATGCAAAAATATAAGCATAGGAGGGATGCGGAATGTTATTTACAGATGAAATTCTTGAAAAAATCTTAACAAGAGAAGATGTGTCAAAGGTTCCGCTTGTGTATCAGTCAGCGATGATTCACGCAATCAAGGAAGTATTGGAGGAAGAGAATGTATCAGATGCAAAATCAGAATATGGCATTTAACCCAAACCCAAGCTATGCCGCATATCAGTACAACCCAATGCAGAGGTTTCAACAGCCAGAGCCGCAGATTCCGCAGATGCAACCGCAGTTCCTTGGAATCCAAGGAAAAGTAGTGCAGTCGGAGTCAGCAATCATGGCAAATGATGTGCCTATGGATGGAAGCGTTGCGTTTTTCCCGATGCAGGACATGAGCGCAATCGTTGCAAAACAATGGGATGCCAATGGAACAATCAGAAAGACCGTTTACAAGCCTTTTAATGAGCAGATGGCAGATTCTTCAAGCGATGATAAAAGAATTGAAATAGGGCTATCTGATGATGCGACAAAGGCTATTACTGACAAGTTGGATTGCTTGTTTGGAAAGATGGAAGAGTTGGAAGATAAGTTATCTTCACAAACGCAAAGAAAATCTTCACGAACACAAAAGGAGAGTGAGTCTTAATGAATCCTATGCAGATGTTACAGGGAATGAGAAACCCACAGCAGTTTTTACAACAAATGATGGGGAATAACAACGTAATGAGCAACCCTATGGCTAGAAATGCTATGCAGATGGCACAGAAGGGAGATTCCAAGGGCATCGAGCAGATGGCTAGGAATTTGTGCAAAGAAAAGGGAATTGACGCAGATAAGGCTTTTGAGTCGTTTAAAAGCCAATTAGGAATGTGATACTAATTCTTGCAAGATTATGTATATAAAAATGAATTATGGAGGTAAATTCTATGTTTAACACAGGTAATTGTGCATCCGTTCCACTTGTTGCGAACATTGACGGAAACGGAAATAACAACGGATGGGGCGCAGAAGGCTCATGGTTATGGTTCATTATCGTTATCTTTGCTATCTTCGGATGGGGCGGATTCGGTAACGGATTCGGAGGAAACGGAATGAATGGTGGTGTCGGAAGCGAAATCCAGCGCGGATTTGATAATCAGGCGGTTGTGTCAAAACTTGATGGCATTACAAACGGAATTTGTGACGGATTCTATGCAGTGCAAACCGGCATGAATGGCATCAACACAAACATTTTGCAGACCGGATTCGGAATTCAGCAGGCTATCAACGCTGATACAGTCGCTAATATGCAGAATACAAACGCATTACAGTCACAGCTTGCTAACTGTTGCTGTGAAACAAGAGAAGCTATCCAAGGTGTAAACTACAACATGGCAACTAACACTTGCGCATTGCAGAACACCATGAACAGCAACACGAGAGACATTATCGACAGCCAGAATGCAGGAACACGCGCTATTCTCGATTATCTCTGCAATGAGAAAATTTCTTCCTTACAGGCAGAAAATAATGACCTTCGCAGAGCGGCTTCACAGGATCGTCAGAGTGCATTACTTACAACTCAGATGGCAGCTCAGACACAGCAGATTATCAATGCAGTGAATCCGTCTGCTATTCCGGCATATGTTGTGCCTAATCCTAATGCTTATGCATATGGATGCGGATGCAACGCAGGATGTGGCTGCTAAAACTGAATAATTGAGTATCTTAATTGAGTTTAACTCAATCATGTCTGCTATGCAGTATTACTTATAACCAAAGGGCAGACTATAATGTTTGCCCTTATTTTATGGAAGAGAGGTAAAAATAATGGAAGTAACAGGAATTGCATTACAAACTGTTGCTGCTGGAGAAGATGTGGCATTCACAGAAACGGCAGTAAACGGAACAAAATGTATCGTACACAGACAGGGAAGTGGAATTATAAAGCTAAGAGGTATCACCAATCAGTGCAAGGCTAGATTCCTTGTATCGTATTCCGGCAACATTCAGATCCCGACAGGCGGCACAGTTGAAGAGATTTCGCTTGCAATCGCGGTTGACGGAGAGCCTTTGCAGTCAACAAAGATGATCGTAACGCCAGCCGCAGTTGAGAATTTCTTTAATGTATCAGCACAGGCCTACGTTGATGTGCCTTGCGGTTGTTGCAGTACCGTAGCCGTGCAGAATACGTCCGCACAGGCTATCGAGGTTCAGAACAGTAATTTGATTGCAGTAAGGGAGGCTTGATATTATGCATAAATTTGCGAAACAGATTATGGATTGCGTGAAAGCCCACGTCGACGGCATTGGAATTGAGAATTTTGAAGGACAAAACCTTGATGATCTCAAGGATTGGACGGAGATTGCAAAGAACATCGTATGCTTTGACAAAGACTATAACATTGTTGAAGCAATGAAAAAGTCTGAAAATAACGAGGATATTATGCGTATGCTTGAACAGTACGAGGATTATCCAGACAGAAGATTTTACGACCATTACCGCTATGCAAATGGCAGATTCGCACCGAAAGGACGTGGAACACGCAGAGGATATGTAGAACCTCCATATTATCATCAGATGCCGGAAGATTACCGGGAATGGGAAAATATGTCGGATGCAGAGCGAATGAGAGACCTTGACAGAATGAGTATGGGAAAGATGTATTATTCAGAGCCTATGAGCGGAAATAACGGCATGAGTACCGGTACTCACGATGCAAGAGAGGGCAGAGCCGGTATGAGCCGGAGAAGCTACATGGAGACAAAGGAAATGCATAACGGAAATTCACCGGAAGATAAGGACGCAAAGATGAAAGAACTCGAAAAGTACATGAAATCTCTTTCTGAAGATGTGACCGAACTATTTTCCGGTATGTCCCCGGAAGAAAAGCAGTTGACCAAGACAAAGCTGACTACGCTTGTCACGAAAATGTAATAGAGAGGGCATTTTGCCCTCTTTGTTTGCGAGGTGGTAAATTGTTCACGATAAATAATGAAATATGGAATTTGGTCAAAGTATCGCGTTACAGCGATATGCTACAGAGAAGTGACGGAAGCAGAACGGTAGGCATGACCGACAGGGACACGAAAACGATATATCTTGCGGATGATCTACGCGGAAGATTCCTTGACCGCGTGTTATGCCACGAATTATGTCATGCGTTCTGTCTTTCGTATAACGTATACATGGATATTGATACAGAGGAAATTGTATCAGACTTCTTGGCCACATACGGAAGAGAAGTGTTTGAAATAGCGGACAGACTATTGATTGAACTTATGGAGGTTGTTGCATAATGGATAAAATTTCAGAACTCTTACAGTACGTTCACCGGACGAATCCGGAAATGACTAGGGAAAGGCTGATAGAAGAGTTGAGCAAAAGTGATTATGCGGCGCGGTCTTTGATTTTTACGAAAGAAAATTTTTTCCGCGCCCCAAAAAATATTTCGTAATTTTTTGTACCCCCCCTGGGGTAGCGTTTTGGGGTCAAGATTCCATTTTTACGGATTCCCAAAAACGTGTAACAAACGTGCAATTATCTGCGATATTCCGCAAATAGCACAAATACACTATATGTTATGCCATATATAGATAATTCATTGATGATATTTGATGATATTGCCGATCACAGGCAAACGCCAGAAGACGCTTGCCCGACTATAGTTATAGTCTAGCATAGGCCGCATTTTACCACTTGTCAAGATAGTTTTTCCCATCGTACCGGCTGTAAGTGTGTGTTACGTTTTCCGGTCTTTGCGTGATCTGCATCCAATCCCCGCCACGTTGGGCGGTTATTTTGATTTTTGCAGATTCCACCCATTCCACGCCCTCAAACTTTGAGTAGCCGCACATTTTGCCGGATATTTCCAGATAACCAAGGGCAGACACCCGGCGCATGATTTCCCTTTTTCCGATATACTCATATTTTCCCATCTTTCCCACCTCCTTATATTGTGTTTATTTGTCAATTTGCGCATGGAAACCGATTTCCATGTAGTCCGCGCTCCCGGAATCGAACCGGAACGGATGCACCAAGCACGCGAAAAAGGCGGAATGGTACCGCCTTAAATTACAACAAAATCCCCTTGAAATCCTGTTGTTACGATCATTTTTCCGTCAGATCTGCGGTACACAACGCCGCATCCGTCCGCAAAAGTTGACCACACGAGCCATCCGGGCGGTGTGAGGTTTTCACCGGTTTTATAATCCAGGAATGAGTAACGCGGAATAACGCCGCTTTTTTCTTGATCTAGCGCGTTGTTAATTGCTTGCGATTCTGTCACAAGCACAACGCCGTTTTTGCGTGCAAAACATAGTTATTTTCATTCATTTTTTATTTCTCCTTTTCAATTTCATAAAACCGCCGCCGGTAGTGATCCGGCGGGCATCCTCTGCGGCGGCTAATCCTCCATATTCAAATTTTTCCAGTTTCCCGGTAAAAGCAAGCCGGGGAATCGAACCCCGGAAGCGCCAACCTTGCTAATTAATTATTTTGCTTTTGCAGCGTGTTTTGTAAGCTCTCTGTAAAGCAGATTACATGCTGTCGCTTCTGCCTTATCCTCTGTATATCTGCCTTTTTCCTCTTCTGTCTCGTCTAAAATATCAGCAAGCCAATCAACGGCAGAGCCAAGAAAAATATCATCAGAAATAGGGAAAGCTGTAGGAAGTCCTGCCATCCAGTCGCAAAACAAAGAATATTTACTAATTCTTCCGGCTCTATACTGACAATCATATTTAACTTTCTCGTTCTCAAAAGCCGTTAAAATGTCTTTGCATATGTCGTTGTAGTCTGTCTTTGCTTCCTTGTTGCCATATGTGTAATATTCCTCTGCTGCTTCGTAACTCTCCATGATTGCGTTTTTAATTGCTTCCATTGTTTCTTTGCTGTTTGTTCTTCTCATTTCTTTTTACCTGTGCTATAATATAGCTACCTTTCTTTTTTGATTGGTGGCGGTTCGTTCTTGGTAGGAGTGACCGCCTTTTTTGTTTTCTGTGCTTCATTTGATGCTTGTATCATATCACTAAATTTAGTGACAGTCAATAGTAAATATCACTTTTTTTAGAAATATTTTTCTTGACTTTTCCAGATAGGAAAAGTATGATTGATTTAAGAAAATCTATATAGAAAGGAAGGTACGCAATGCTAAAATACAGATTTGATGTAGGGGACGCGTTGGAGCGCATCGGCTTTAACTCCTACATGGCTAAAACAAGCGGATTGTTAAGTCAAGAAACGCTCAAAAAAATAAAACGTGAGGACACAAATATAAATGCAAAGAGTATTAATAATCTTTGTCTGCTTTTGGATATGCAGCCGAAAGACATCTTTATATATGTAGAGAGTCCGAAAGATTTGGAACTGAAAAAGAAATTGCAAAAAAAATAAAATATCACTTGTAAAAGTGATATATGTGTGCTATAGTATAGTCAGATCAAGAAAACAGCACAGAGCCGAAAGGAGAACGGAACATGAAAATTGCAGGAATCGGAACAATAAGCAAAGAGAAAGTAATGAGCGTCTTAACCAGAGAGGGAAGAGAAGCAGTAAAGAGTGGAGATATTACACTGGAAGAGCTTGGCGATATGTACAAGCTCGAAATGGTAAAGAGATCATCCAAGATCGGAAACAATGGCGACACCTTTCGGGAATCTTACAAATGGATTCCGGAAGAACTAAAAGAAGAGTTGGCACCAGAACAGCTTGGGAAACTCGTAGATAGCTTTTATGAGTGCTACGGAGCAGGGAAGAATTTTGGTGAACAATAAATAGATGAAGAAAGGATGAATAATCATGGAAATCAGCAAAAATTTAAATAGAGAAGAAATTGAAAAGAAAGCAAATAGCTTTATGAGAGGCGTAGATAATCATAAAATATGGGGATCGCATTATATTGTACTCATGAATTGGACTGAATACAATGTAAAAGAAAAAAAGCATGAATACCTTGGAGTGGATCTGAGGATGATTCCATATGATTATTCTGGCGGTGAATATGAGTATATTGCCGAAGCTGAAACATTTGACAAAAATAGATACAGTGACAAGTCCGGGGATTATTACGACAAAAGCGACGTCGCAGAGATGATTGTAAACGCGATTATGAAAGATTTTGAAGAATACAAGAAATTCACAAAAAATAAGGGGGAATAAATCCCCCTCCTGCGACGCTAAATACCTCATAAAGTGAGTATTTCAAAACATCTCATGTTACGGTTTATCTTTTGAAATATTCTACAAATCAAATATTTCAATACATCGCATGTTACGGTTTAAGTGCGCCGCAAAAGTATAATAGCACAGTTGACTAGAGGAGTCAACAAGAGCATGTAGGAGGGAAATGCCATGAAAACAGAAAAAGAAAAAATAAGAGTCTTTTTAGTAATTAAAAGGGACGAGAGGGGGAGAGAATATATTGGACGTGTCATAAAATCGGATATGTACCCAAGCTACTACGCATATAAAAATCAGAATGATCAAATAATCGAACTTCCGGAAATAGAAATATCAAAAAATGATTACGAAGCAGGATGCTGCATATATTTTTAAAAATTCGAGCAAAGGCAGAAAGAGAGGAAAACATAATGAAGAACTACAAAGAGTACGAGAAAAAGTTTATAGGGGCAAGCGATATTGCGGCATTAATACTTGTTGGATGCGACGAAAACGGCTTGAAAACAAGCACTCTTGATTTTGGCGAAGACGGAAGTTATATGGCATACGTCGTTGACGAGGACACGGAGATAGGTGCACATTATAAAAAAGTCGCTGATTTTAAGCACTGGCTCAAGATTTATGATGACGATGAATTGACATACCGGATTAATGCACAGGAGATAAATATATATCGCGCCGGAGATTTTGGCTGTATTATCCAAACAATCGGCAGATACTAAAAACAGAGAAAAGAAATCGAGTGGGAAAGACTAAAAATCTGACCCACTCTTTTTCTTTCACTGAGAATATAATTATTTCAATCCGTGTATCCGGGGATTGCTCCAGATACCACGCGCAGAGCATCCACCACGCGCGACAAGTGCCAAGACTTGGCATTATGCAAAATAAAATTATTTCAATCCCTGTCCACCGGAATCGCTGGTGGAACCACAGCGGCAAGCATCCCTGCCGTGCGACATATCTATAGTCTATCATCAGATCGGACAGAATGCAAGTAAATATTTTCAAACAAAGGACAGCTTTTCCGGCTGTCTTTTCTTTTTTGCATATCCAAAATCAACAACGCATACGGGCATATCTTACAAAATCTCCGAAAACTGTAAACAAACTATAAAACTTTTCTTAAATTTTTATAAACAAGGCTAAGTTCATTAGGTCTTTGATAAGTCCAAAAATGATAGAATAGTATCAGTTTTTACAAAAAATCGTCTGACAATCGTCTGACATAAGGCGACACAGTCGTCTGACGTCGCTTTTTCAGAACTATGTTTCTCTTTCTCTCTCTTTCTTAATCTTTTAGATTAATAATAATACACTGTATCTAAAGCCTATAGGTTTATAGTAAGTGTATATCCGCATGCGCGCGCGGTGTAAGTATATATTACACCGTAAAAATTAAGGCTTGACTTTAAACTCGGAAATAGTGTATACCAAAAGCAGAGAGATAAAACAGATTGGAGGTGTGAAATATATGCAGGATGTAGAGAGCGTAGATCTTACAAGCCTTATAGTGGATCTAGGTACAGTACAGATATACATATCAACTGTACAGGATTTAATAGACAACGCTTGTATAGAATTTCACATCGAAGATTTACTAAAAGCTGGACAGAGACAATGGAAAGCTGTTATGCAGTATGTTGGTATGCATCTATTCCCTGATACATCGGTACTAAAAGACAAGAGCTTGAAACCTCTTGGTAATGCAACTATACCAACTAACTGTAATAGATACGATAGAGAGGTATTATATAAGCTTTGTGATTATTATATATATATCTCCAATGTGTATAGCAAGTTGGTAAGTACAGTGGCATTTAGTTATTTTTGTAATATACCTACTACAACGCTTGACCTTTGGAAAGACGAGGAACCAAGTTCGTTGGCTTTTAAGATTTGGCAAAAATTACAACGATCTCGCAAGGATTGCATCCTTGATCGGGCATATGACTCCAATAGCCCTGTAGGCACTATGTTCGTGGGAAATAATGAGTTCGGCATGAATCAGCCCGGCATTGGCGATAATGCCACTCAAAGAAGGGCAATTACAGCGCAGGAGTTGCCAAGACTGGACGAGAAAAAGAGCCAAGAATTGCACGCAATTGATACACAATTCACAGATGCAGTGGCAAATAATACGGTTTAAATTGTGTGTGATTATTCTACAATTCGCAAATGCAGTAATATCAAGGGGTGTAGCGTTTTAACTATTCGTGAACTATTCGGGAAAGTTAGGTTTTGCGAATAGTTGCAGGGGTATGATATGAATTGTGTTAAAACAATTTGATTTTCACACAATGACAACAAAACGAAATGGAAAATATTTTAGATTCCCATGTTTGCGAGAAAAGGATGGGGAGGGGGTCTGACAGAAAGACCGCCGGGCGGCTACTAAGTACCTTAAATACCTCAAAAAATAAAAAGCCACTTACAACAACACCCATTGACTTTCACCGTAAATAGGCTATAATAAATTTATAACAATTCACTTTCACGTTGCGATTCGCAACTACATTTCCAAAAAAATTTTTAAAAATAAAAAGAGTGTTTCGGACAGGAGAATGATATATGACCGGGAATGAGTATCAGGCTTTAGCAATGCGGACAAATGATCGCAAAGCGACAGAAAGAATTTCGGATAAATTCGATTTGCTTAAATTTTGCAAAAATAACAATATCGCATCTGCGTTGCAAGATTATGACCTTGGCGGTATCTTTAATGCTTGCCTTGGGTTATCCGGTGAGGTTGGAGAGTTCAACGACATGATTAAAAAGTGGATTTTCCACGAGAAGCAGCTTGATATTGACCACGCAAAGAAAGAAGCTGGCGATATTTGTTGGTATCTTGCAATGATTTGCGAATCCTTCGGCTGGAGCCTTGATGAAATCATGCAGATGAATGTAGACAAGCTTAAGGCGCGTTACCCAGAAGGGTTTGACATTGAAAGAGCAAACCATAGAGCGGAAGGTGATGTTTAATGGCAAGCTGCAGCAATGAGTTGATGAAAACCGAGTATTCCGAAACCTTTGATGAAAAACGCAAAGGATTGATTGAACAGTCGTATTACAAATACGGACCGGCAAGAATGAACTTTTCTACCGGAAATGTTAATGCGGTTGAAAGTTTGAAAATGTGTCTTGCCAAGTTTGAAGAGACCGGAAACCTTGAATACCTGTGTGACGTTGCAAATTATGCCATGTTCCGGTTCATGTTTCCGCAACAGGGCGAATACTTCAAACATACGAATTCTGATGAATCTGCCGGACTTTTCGGCATGAGCGTGAATGAAATGGAGCGGTTCAAACAGGAACATAGCTTTGAGGATGGGAGATATTGATATGATTTTAAATATAATCGCTACGGCGATAGATGCCCTTGTAATACTTGGACTTATGGGAGGACAGGTAAAACAAAAAGACAATTCAAACGCAATTGGTTATTTGCTTTCATACGCGATCTTTGCAATGAATATTATGGTCATTTGGAGATAACAATATGACAATTTATGATCCAATATTTGGTATTTACTTTCTGCCGCCAATTTTGAGCGTGGTCGAAAGAATACATATAACAAAATCAAAGCAACCGGATAGTGCCGGAGATTTGCTAAATCTGGAAAGCGACGCCGAGCACCAGAGCGAGAAATCGGAGCATCCGGTATAGCTTAAGTCCGCAAATGATAATTCTCGGCTGAATAATTGATCTATCGGCGTTAGGCTTTGAATTACGTTTGCGGACGAATGAAACATTGGGCTATTGCCAAGTGGTAAGGCACAGGATTTTGATTCCTGTATTCCCGGGTTCGAATCCCGGTAGCCTAATTGGTTGCATGTTGACGTTCCATGTAGCCACGTATGTTTTTCATATGTACTTGAACCCTTGGTTGAGTGATTCAAGCATTTGGGTTCCTCCTTTCGCCACTAGGACGATTCTGTTAAGGACGGTGCGAGACCGTCCGGTGGTATTTGTCGCAGAGGGCGGCATCTTGGCGTAAGACTATATGGCGTTGAGCGGTATCTGCTTTGTAATTTGCAGACGTGCAATCCATATAGCAGTCAATCATGGTTCGGGCATCTATCCCACGGTGTCCGAGCTGTGAAAATGTAATTCCCCTTAAGAAGTTAGGTGGTGGCAGAACGAAATGCAAGCAAAGAACCTGATCGGTAAGAGTGTTGCCAAGTGATAGGCGGAAAATCATCCGTAATCAGCAACAACACCTTTTCAGAATCCGATTATGTGAGGTTCAAATCCTCACCCACCTACTCGGTCAAATTATGCTGTCTGCTTGCAGGCGGTCTATGTTTTGGCTGAAATACGATGCTTGCCTATTGCTCTGCAATAATTTAATTCGGAGTAGAACCATGGAAATAGGCTTGCATGGTAACATTGAGTTGCCGGTGAAAAGCTGTAAACCGGAATCGTGTAACGCATAGCACGTAAAATATATTGCTAACCGTCTGATGACGGTTATGGGGATTTAATTCAGTGGCAGAAGACACGGCTTATATCCGGGTTGTCGCGGGTTCGATTCCTGCAATCCCCACAGGTGATGTTGCCAGTACGCCCCTAGTGTGTTTATTACAGAAATGCAGGTGCTAATCAATATACCGGTTAAACTTAGCACAGGTAACTGGATTGAGCGGTTGTCATTCAAAAGATGGCGGTAACCGCTGACTAAAAGAACCTTGCACTTAGTGTAGTGTGGAGCAAGGAAAAACGGAAACTACACGACATGGCTTGTTAGCTGAGATGGATTAGCGACAGACTGAAAATCTGTATAGGGCGGCTCGATACCGCCACAAGCCATTGAGCGGTGTTAGTAGCACCGCGCCATTCTGAAGCGCAAGGAATGGTTCGGGTGTGGAACTTCCATGCCCGGCGCGTGCAGATATAATCCTAACTGGTAAGGAAACTGTTTGCTAAACAGTCAGTAGCCGAAAACGGTGTTTCGGTTCGAGTCCGAATATCTGCGTTTATCCTTATCTCCACTTAGCCGGGTGCTACTGCAATAGTTCCGGTCAATGGGGACTTATGGATGGTAGCGGTATCATTGGCAACAGAAAACCCTTCCGTGATTAGAAATTGCAGATTTGAAAGCGGTTGGCATGGTTTGGTCTGACAGGGTTCGATTCCCTGTGCCGCTATTTGATGATAAAAACATTGTGGAATATTTATATCAAACAAAAGACACGGAATCTCACGAGGATTCCGATTTTTGCTATGATTGAGGTGCGAATTATGACAAGTTGCTTGTGCTGCGGAATGCTAATACTTGGCTCCGAAGTTAATATGTGCCCTTATTGCAAATACTTATTTACGCAGATTCCGGGAAGGAACATCCCAGAAAATCAGCCGGATAAGGTAGAAACAGCAATATTTGAAAACGTGGTATTCAATAAAGGAGAAGGGTGTAAGAATGTGTAAATTTTGCAATTTTGATGAAGATGGTTGGTCAGTTTCAAAAGAAAAGGGAATTGACCTTGGAGTATTAGGCAAAATAACATTAGGTTTGGATTTTACAAATGAATGCATATATGCATCACTTTGCACTAACAAAATTGCGTTTAGCAGTGAAGTAAAAGTAAAAGTAAATTTTTGCCCTATCTGCGGAAGAAAGTTGGTGGAATATGTGTGATTTTTGTAGGAACAAAAAGAAAATCATTGATGGTAAAGGAAATTTAGTCATTTTTGGAGCTGAAAATAACATGATCTTCGACAATAGCGATGGAAAAGAGGTTGCAGGAGCCGTAAAAATCAATTTTTGCCCTATGTGCGGCAGGAAGCTGGTGTAGTAATGGCAGAACCTTTAAGCAAATTAGCAGAAAAATGTAAAAGTTGCCCCAAATCTGAAAAATGCGACAATAAAAGAATGGAGTTATGCGCTTTAGCGGATTTGCCACCACAAAATCTTTCAAGTACTACACAAGGCATTTTGATAGACAATATGTCACCTATATTGAGGGAAGAAATAAAAAGCCCTTTAAGCCCATTTCGGTACAAAGACGAATTAGAAAAAGCACTAAATGATTTGCATTTTGGGAATATGTTTATGAATGGTGCTTAGAAAGTTGGTGGAAGAATGAAACATCAAAAAGAATGGCGCACTTGCGACAGGTGCGGTGTGGAAATAAAAGCAAAACCAAAGAGAGGGATAAAATTTACATTAATTGGGCGGTGCTCAGATATTGAACCGACATTTGAAGATTGCGACATAGAAGCAGAGGTTGAAAGTATCTATAAATTCAAATTATTCAATCGAAAATATGACCTATGCCCTAAGTGTAGGAAAGATTTTAAGGAGTTTATGAGAAATGATCGTTAATATGGGAACCAAAGCCTATGAAATGAGCCATAAGCAAGCAAAAGCTATCCTTGGAACGGCTAAGAAACTTGCAAATTGCAACATATACGGCATTGAAAAAGGTAATGTGGTGATTATGCTGAATGAAAAATATGAGGACGATATGAACCTTAAAAAAGCCGTAGGGGAGTATAAAAAGAAAGGGTTCAAGGTGCATTGGAAATGAAAACACTAGTTGATTTTATCAAAAATTTGAAATCTTTTTATCAGTTTTATAAAGATTATAAATATAACGGTGCTGAATGTGAGTTTATTATCCAGAATTATCAAGAAGTTTTATGTAGCCGAACAAAAACTATGAGCAAGCCGACATATTATGCAAATTCCGTTATTGGAGAGATGGATAGGTGGTATGAAGATTCTTGGAAATCTATGTATAAATGCGAACCATTTGAGCCAGAAGAAGAAAAAATTATGATAAAATCCGATGGCAAAACCGCACAAGTGTTTATTGACGGCAAAAAAGTAAGCTGCACGGACATGGAGTTGCATTTTATCGCTCATGCAAAGCAAAGTCCAATGATTAAAGTTGATGCACGATGGCATAAAACGGATGAAAACGGAAATGCAATTCTGAATGAGGATAAGACTGCGATATTAACAGAGGGTATAAAAATAAATTGTTGAGGGGGCGAGATTATGAAAATATCAGAGATGAATATTTCGGTTAGATTATACGCAATTTTACACAAACACGGAATTGAAGCCATTGAAGATATGAGTAATTACACACCCGATGACATCATTCGTTGGAAAGATATTGGAAGGAGAACATTAGAAGAATTATTAAGTACAATGAAAAGCAATGGCATCAAGTTTAAAGGAGAATAAATCATATGAAGAAGAAAATTTTAGTAGTAATGTTGGCAGTTGGAATGGTAGCAACATCATTAACTGGATGTGCTTTCGAAACTGAATCAAAAAAGGTTACATATAATATGAAACAGGAAGCTGAGAACTTTAATGTTCTTAGAAGATTTGCAGTAATCAACACTCGTACTGATAAGGTTGAGTTTGAAATGATTGGTGCATTTAGTAGAGAGGATGCAACAGATGATCAGGTGACACTTGTTGTAGAGATGGAAGATGGTACATATAAGAGACATATTATTGGACTAAATGAAGATACGATGTATGTCATTGAGGATTTAGGTGGTGCTGAAGTGAATAAGTACAAGTATGAGGTTAATTATATTCCAGAGTCGATTGTACCATTTGAGATTACAGATAAAAAGTAAGCAAAAGAAACCGAAGTTTCCTTCGGGTGATAAGAAAATGAGAGAATACATAAATGTACTTGAAAACAGAATTGATGAATTAGAGAGATAATCAGACCAAGAAAATAGTCTTTAAATAATTTCCGAAACACTAAGAGGTGCGTACAATATTGGTGTGCTAAGAATAGCTTTTACTACTGACTACGCATATTACCGGCTACAGATTGATTGTAGTCGCTACCCTAAAACAGTTATAGGCAGAAGTCAAGGCACTTCTGCTTTTTGCGGAGGTGCTTTTTATTTGGCTTCAAAGCAGTTAATCAATGCAGTAAACGGATATGAAAACTACATACGGAGAAAAGGCGTTGATGAACAGGTAATAGATGCCCTTTTGAAATCGTGCAATGTGGCAATTCGGACGGAAAAAGACGTTGACTATGGATTGACTATAACCGAAAGAACAAAGGTTTTAATCAACGAATTTACGCAGAAAAATGCGGGCGGTAGCATATGGGAACTTGAACGATATGCGCAGGATCACGACATTAAAGGCGGATACAAACTTGTGGATCAGTTCTATGAAGTCTTGCGGTTAGAGAGCTTTTATCGTTTCGAGAGCTTCATCTACTTTATGGAGCGCAAAAGAAATTGGAGTAAACGGTTTTATTATCCGCGCCGCAAAACGCTGAATATAGTTGCCAACGATCTTGAAGATTTGGAAAACAGGAAGATTAAATTTTACGGATTGTCAATGCCATCGCGTGTCGGTAAATCGACTATCTGTATTTTCTTCCTTGCGTGGGTGGCTTTGCGCAGACCGAACAGCCATAGTGCAATGGGTGGTCACTCTGGTATTTTGGCAAAAGGATTTTACAAAGAACTGATGAATCTTTTTACCACGGAAGAATATACGTTTGCTGAACTTTTTGCTTATTGGCATCCGGAATACGCAAACACAACGCTTCCGACAGACAAAAGCGCGGACGAATTTACAATTACACTTGGAGATCCGGACAGATTCGCAACAGTAACGTGCCGTGGTATTGATGGAACATGGACAGGAGCGGTCGATGTTTCAAAAGATGGATATTTATATGTCGATGACTTGGTTCGTGATCGAGAGCATTCATTAAGCCCTACTCGAATGGAAAACACATACCAAGAGTACCTAAACAAGATGGTTGACCGTAAAAATGATGGTGCAAGGGAATTGATGGTTGGTACTCTTTGGAATGTTTTAGATCCATTGGAGCGCATGAGAAAGCAATATGAGCATGATCCACAATACCGATTCCGTAAGATTCCGGCACTTAATGAAAATGATGAAAGCAATTTCGCGTATGAAATCAATGGATTTTCCACGGAATACTACAGGGATATGCGAGATAAGCTTGACAATGCCGAATGGATGGCTAAGTTTATGCAGCAACCATATGTCCGTGAGGGATTGCTTTATACGGATTTGAGACTATTTAACGGAATTCTACCGGATGGAGATTTCCGGCGCATCGGAGTTGTGGATGTTGCCTGGGGCGGCGGCGATAGCTTGTCAATGCCGATAGGGGCAGAATATGAAAACGGAGATGTTTATATTTACGATTGGGTGTTCAACAAAGGCACGAAAGAGGTAACAATCCCTCTTGTTGTTGGACGAATTATCGGGAATGAGATTCGGCAGACAAGATTTGAGGGAAATACCGGAGGAGATCTGTATTGCCAATATGTAGATGAAAAGTTGCAGGCGCAGGACTATAAATGCTCGTGCACAAGCAGAAAAGCACCAAACAATGTTGAAAAGTTATCAAAGATCATAGCATATTCCGGTGATGTTAAGAGAAAATTCATATTTCTTGATACGCACCGACCGACGCAGGAACAAATGAAGAAAGATTCAGATCTTGGAGTAACAAGATATTACAGAAATGACGAATATCAAGCGGCTATGGATGAACTCTCTATGTTTGTAAGCATTGGCGGTAATGAACACGACGATGCGGCAGACGGCTTAACTCAGCTTGAAATGTTTATAGAAAACCCAAACAATACCGCAAAGGTAGAAGCGGCAGTAAACCCATTCAGGAGGTATTAGGATATGACAACGGACAAATATCTTTCACAAATAAATAGATGTGATCATGTTATCAAAAACAAAATGTCTGAAATTCAAAAACTTTCCAATATGGCAACTTCTATTTCCGTATCTCCCAAAGAGGTTGATGTGCAGTCTTCCGGCGATCCGGACAAAATGGGAAGTGCTGTTGCTAAAATTGCAGACCTGCAGAACGAGATAAAAGAACTTGTGTGCGAATTTGTGGATAAACGCCGGGTTATTATCGGGCAGATTGAAAGTATGGAAAATACAGATGTGTATATTGTCCTGTATGCGCACTATGTTGATAATAAGGACTGGAATTTAATTTCTGTAGAAATGGGATATTCCTACAGAAATATCATGAACCTCCGAAAGAAGGCTATTCGGGAGTTTGAGAAGAAATTCGGCGGGATTTATCTTGGAAAGAGTGCATAAAAGTACACAATAGTTCACACTCTTTCACAACATTTCCTAAAACTTGCATGGTATACTAAAAGAGTAGAAAAAACAAAATCCTACAACCCCAAAAGCATATAACCAGTAAAAGACACTGTCAGAAATGGCGGTGTTTTTTATTTACAAGAAAGAGGTTGCTATGAAAAAAGTAACTATATATTGTCCGGATTGCGGAAGAATTGCCGGACATTATGATGGGAGATCTACGATAGATCATCCGTGTAAATGTAAAAAATGCAATCATATTGTGATTTATCGCGTGGCAACAGGCAAGATTGAAACAAAGCCAATACCGAAACGCGCTTGCAGTAGTGGAGTTTTATTTATATGAACAAGCAGTATTTTCATGACCTTGTAAAAGGCAGATATGGAAGAAAAATTGCATATGCTAACGTAGAACAGATTACGGCAGATAATATCAGAAATGTTGTCGGAAACTGCATTGGTGCATTTTATTTCAACAAGACAGTCATTCGGTATCTGTGGAACTACTACAAGGGCGATCAGCCTGTATTGTACCGAACAAAGGTGCAAAATGCGGATATAACCAATAAGGTGCCTGAAAACCATGCCTATGAGATTGTTCAATTCAAGGTTGGCCAGACTTACGGTGAGCCAATTCAGCTTATCAGTAGGAAAGACGATGACCGTATAAACAATGCGGTTGATGAATTTAACGATTATCTAACCGATGCCAATAAGCAGGAAAAGGACATTAAGGCAGGAGAGTGGCAATCAGCAACCGGAACGTCATTTAAGGCGGTACAGATTACAAAAAATAGAGATATACCATTTAGAATTGTTGCACCGACACCAATGAATACGTTTGTTATCTACAGCCAATCCACAGAAGAACCACTTTTAGCAATCCAAGAGCTTAAGGATGCTGATGGACAGATGTATAAACTCTGCTACACGGATTCATACGAATGCAAGATTGTAAATGGAGAGGTTCGAGATTGGCAACTGCATGGCTTTGGTGGAATCCCGATTGTTGAGTTTCCGAACAACCATGAGCGCATTTCTGATATTGAGCTTGTGATCGGACTATTGGATGCAATTAACACAATGCAGTCAAACCGAATGGATGGTGTTGAGCAGTTTGTTCAGTTTTGGATAAAGTTTGTAAATTGCGACATTGACCCGGAAACTTTTGAAAAAATGAAGATTTCCCATGCGCTGACGGTAAAATCCAATAATGAGCAGAATAAATCAGATGTTGACATTATGACACAAGAGTTGAACCAGACAGAGTGCCAGGTTGCAAAGGATGATTTATGGGATAATGCACAGTCCATTCTTGCTATACCGAATAAGAACAACAATAATTCCGGTGGAGATACACAGGGAGCGGTTGAGCTTAGAAACGGATGGGATTTCTCAAAGTCGAGAGCAAAACTGAAAGACCCAATTGTAAAGTCGGCTGAAAAAAGACTTGCGAAAGTTGTTTTGAATGTAATTCGTATACAGGATCACGATTTGGGATTGAGTTTGCGCGACTTTGATGTTCAGATTAACCATAGCCCACAAGACAATATGTACACCAAGTCACAGACATTATATCAGCTTTTACAAGCCGGTATTCATCCGCTTGTGGCAATTAAATCTGTCGGACTTTGGGGAGATGCAGAAAAGACATTCTTGTTGTCGAAGCCATACTTGGATAATCTATGGAAAACGATTGACGATGTAGAAGCACAGGAACAGAAAGCACAAGAATTGATAAATAAAATGAATACAGATGGCACACAGAGCCAGACAAACAAAGATAAGACAGCTACCGAATAATCGGCGGCTGTTTTTATTTTATAAAAATTCGCAAAGTTGTGAGCGTAAAAATCAACGATGTCGTTCGGTGTCGTTGCACCGTATAAAAATTCGTATGACATATCGGAGGTAATGAATGAAGAGAGAAGATCTGATTGCTATGGGATTAAGCGAGGAAAACGCGGACAAGATCATGGCAGATTACGGAAGTTCCGTACAGAAAGCCAAAGCAATGGTTGACGAGTACAAGACAAAGGCTGACAAAGCTGAAGAGTTGCAGAAGCAGCTCGATGATATCGAACAGGGAAAGCTCACGGAAGTCGAGCAGGCAAATAAGAACCTCGAAAAAGCCAATGCGAGAATCGCGGAACTTGAAAAAGCGCAGGCAATAGCCACGCAGAGAGCCAATGCTGCATCTAAATTTAATGTTACCGCAGAGCAGGCTGCGCAGATTGTAAAAGATGATGGCAGCTTTGATTATGACGTTCTTGGAAAGATTATCTCTGAAAAAGAGACCGCTGCAGCGCAAGCCAAGGAACAGGAGATTGCAAAAGGCAGTACGAATCCGGGAGGTGGCGCGGCTGGCGGCGATAAAGCCGGTACAGATAATAAGACAAATGCTGAAAAGATAGCAGAAAGCCTTATATCTAACGCACCTAAGAACAATGACGTTTTATCACATTACATTCAGCAATAACAGGAGGTAAGAAATGGCAAAGGAAATGAATATGCAGTATGAAAAGACTTTATACGCAGGAGATGTTCAGATTTTAAAGAGAGAGCCTAATGAAGCAATCCCATTAACACTTGATTTTGATGGCGTGACAACTAAAAACGCACAGGGCAAGAAGATTGTCAAAGCAGGTACTCCAATCGGAGCAAATGGCAAGGCTGACAATACGGCTACGGTAGTGGGTATTTTGAGATTTGATGTAACAGAGGACAGGCCACAAGGAGTGCTGCTTAAGAAAGCACATCTTAACACGAAAGTAGCAGAAGCGCATTCCGGCGTTACATATGACGCAGAAGTTAAGACAGCTCTTCCAATGATTGTATTTGAATAATAACAGGAGGTAAATAGATGTTAATTAATGAAGTATTAGACAGTAAGTCTATCGCATTATCGGCAACAGAAAACGCCAGTAATCAGATACCTTATCTTGGTTTACAGTGGTTTCCAGAAAGAAAGAAGCAGGGACTTGATTTAAGTTGGATTAAGACACACAAGGGTTTGCCGGTTTCACTTGCGCCATCTAATTTTGACACAATCCCAACTCTTAGAGCTAGAGGCGGATTAAGTAAGGAAAAAACACAGATGGCATTTTTCCGCGAGGGAATGACAGTTGGTGAAGAGGAAATGCTTGAAATCGAGCGTATTCAATCAGAAGACGACCCTTACCTTGCAAGTGCTTTATCAAGTGTATATGACGACACTAACAACCTCGTAAGCGGCGCAGAAGTTGTACCGGAGCGCATGAGAATGTCACTTCTTTCTACAAATGCAGGTCATCCGGTAATTGCTATTGTAAGTGATGGCGTTCAGTACGCTTATGATTACGATAAGGATGGCTCATACGCAAAAGACCATTACGCAAAGTTATCCGGCACAAGCATGTGGAGCGATACAGCTAATTCAAAGCCACTTACAGACCTTAACAATGCAAGAAAGAAGTT